ACTGAAGTCCTGCTCAACGGGGCAATCACCTTGCGAAGCGAGCATATCGAGAAGATCAAACACGTTTACGTTTCCGTCGTTGTTGACGTCGTAGTCGCAGACACCCTGACACCCGTAATTAGACAGCATAATGAGAACGTCTCCATTGCCTATGGTTCCGCTTCCATCGAAGTCCAAGGGGCATGAGGGGAGGGTGTTGCAAAACGATGTCTCCCATACGTCGAAGGAAGCCCCAAAGCCCGTTGTAAAAACCGTGTCGTTACCTACCGTGGCTGTGATACCTTCTCCTCCAAAGTCACACACCCCATCGTTTCCGAAGTCAAATGAGCAGAACCCATCTCCGTTAGAGTCCTCGATAACTACGTCGTAGCATTCGTCGTAGATGCACGCCTCATATACGTAACTGGCCTGCCCGAGCGGGTAGTTTCCGTCACCAATGAGAATCTCACCAGCGCTATCGTAGATTACCCAGTCCGTTTCGTTAGCCCAAGTATCAGTTGATACTACCAAGCTCATCAAGCTACCTGATGTGGTCTCGATAGGCCAATATCCGTAATCATTTTCGAGGTAATCGTTTTGTTCTCCGACTACTTGAACCTCGAACATCTGAGCCCCATCAACATATACATCTTCGAATAGCACATGCTGACCGACGTTGGGGATAAGGTCGAATACCTCGGCGTTGTACTGGATGCCGTTGCAGTAAAGCTGCACATCAACCATATCAATCATGTCACTCCCAAAGTTCTTGACCTGAATCCAGATGTCTTGGTTAGGGGTACACCACTGCTGTTGGTATGTAGCTAGCGTCGGGGCTGCGTCGTACTGCATGGGTGGGATGCAGTTCATGTTGTCTACAAGACCCGTGCGTACAGTCTGGAGGCACTCGTGCATACGCTCTGCCTGACCTACGGTAAAGCTCTCCCTACACGTCTCCTGTGTGTAGTCCATGAAGTTCTCAACGAGCGCATCAGGACACGTAGGTAAGCTACATGATGTGTTTGACAGAGTAGGTGGAGTGTCACACACTTGGTCTCCCTGCGTTTCGCAGTTCGTCTCCTCGCAGTCGTCGCTGTTAGAGAACGTGTGCCAAAGCGAAAGGTGGTGCCCCATCTCGTGGACGCCTGTAAAACCAAGATCTCTTCCCGGCTTAAGTGTACCTACATTACCCGTTACGTTGTACAAACATACCACCCCATCACGACAGTCTCCTGTTGGGCCGAGGTAGGCGAAGCCTTGGATGCCCCAGCCACCGTTGTTGCCGTTGATTTCGCTTACAACGTAGTAGTTAATATACTCGTCAGGATTCCAACAGCCCACGGCAGCCTTGAGGTCCTCTTGGTCCATTGCGTCAGGGTCGTTACCATTAGAAATACCTTCGTACAAGTAGTCCTCCCAGATGCTTCCATCAAAGCGAGTAATGCCGTCGGTTGGATTGCCCAAAGGGTCTCGTGCAGCCATGCAGAATTGAATCTTGCTGTCAGCGAACTCCTCGTTGAGCACGTTAAGTTGAGAGTATACCTGTGCGTCAGAGATGTTGTTCTCTTCGCCAGACCCAGTGTGTACGATGTGGAACACGACTGGTAGTACCACTGTATCAACCTCAGCAAGGTTGACATCAGTTCGACTCATGCCCATAACTTTCACGTTATCAGGCAACAATAAAGAGCACTCTTGGCCATAAAACACGGAGAATGCTCCCAGCAGGAGGGTAGTGATAAAGGTTCTCATTCACCACCAAAGATACGAATAAAAAAAGGGGGCGACTTATGTAGCCACCCCCTCTCCAGATTGCGAAGTTCCACAGACAACTAACCCGTGTAACGACGTAAAGATAATCAATCGCTCTGAAATTTAATTGACTTATAGTACTGCTCATCCAAGTCTTTTATGGGGCGGATAAACTCCCTATTGCAGTATCGATTGATTTCTTTTGCTTGTGATTTTGTATTGGTGATGCAGTTGTTTGCAGCCTGATAAGCTGCGTTTTTTTGCATCAGCTCGTCGATCTTAGCCCTTGTTTCGGGGCATGTTTCGTACTTTCCCATTAGAAGTGAATGATGTCTTTGATTTCCATTTTAAAAGCATCGGCTGTCTCTGGCTTACCATACTCATCTGGCTGACCCTGCTTTACCTCTTTGGCTTTGGAAAGATATTCGTCTTTATCCATCCATCCAAGTATCCACCCCTCGTATCCAGATCCAACTTTGTTTACCTGAGCAAACACATAGGTGTCTACTCTCTGATGCAGGGATGCGGTTGTAACGTGTACTGAGTAATGAGATCTAGGCTCATATGCTTTTCCCTTTTTGCTCACACCCCTCTCCTTTGTTTTTACATCTATGGTGTACTGGTTGGGAGTGCCCTTAAATCTAATCATGTCGTAGTCGTAGTTGTTTTCCTCAACCACGTCGCTTAAAAACTCAAGGGTCATTTCTTCACCGAGGTATCCAACCACGTTTCCTTCTCCGTGTCTGATGCTGTTGTTGATGTCACCGTGCCACTTGGATTTCTCCTCGGCTCGTTTAATCATGTCACTTGTGACCTCTACCTTGTATACCCTCATATTCTGCAACGATTGATTTGATGATGTCTAGCTCTTCATAAATTTCTTTCCGACTAGAGGAAACGATATCAATAACTGATTCCAAATCAGTCAGTGGTTTGCCGTCCTCGTCGTGAAGAGCTTCATACAAATCATCCATCACTTGATGCACGCGGTCACATGCTATCAGGTAGTACGAACTGAGTCTAAATGTCTCCATTCTTAATCGATTCTAGTATCTCTTGAATCGCATGATCCACTTGAGCACTATTCTTGGCGAGAAAGATAATTGTTTTAGAGTCAGTTCCTACAAGATGTCGCATAAAAAGTTTCCATCTCATGGGGAAATCATGATGGGAAGGGAGATAACCTTTGGTCTCAATAATCCAATCATGGTCTCTTCCGACAAAGTCGGGCTTGTATGTGATAGGGAGAACGACGGACCCAGTTCGGTCCGCCATCTCCTTACCCTTGGAAGTCATCTTGAAATACTTATTCGGGAATCTAAACTTTTCCATGAGCTCGAACGTGTGTTCCTCATAGTCAAAAGCTAGCCCGTATTCTTTCAGTTGGTCTGCACAATACTTCTCTAAAGAACTAGCGTACCTTCCTAAATGTTTTTTTTTGGATGTACGTCTCTTTGGAGTCTTTGTTCTTCTCTTCATATAGGCGAAGTTACCAAGAGAAATTTGAGAAGTCAAGATTTTTGAGAAAGAAAATCTATTGCGATAGGCATTTGAGATTTCTCAACAAAGTTAACTGACTGAAACAAAGCGCGTTGACCAATGCGTGTAGTAAAGCCTGTGTGAGAGAGATTCATGACGAGGCAGTACGGGTCTTCGAGCGGGGTGGGTGATCCACCTGTCTCTGTCTCTCGCACCTTTCTAACGTGTATCTCACTCATTTTCCGTATGTCAGGGTCCATTGATTGAACCTTTCGGTGAATAGTAATGAAGCAATCCGCTCTGTTTACGAACTTTCCGCCGCCCTCTGTGTCTTCGGCGTACGGAGCAGTAGGCAATCCATCCGGTCCCTTGCGTCGTTGAGCCTCCGTAGCTGAGTGGCAGTTAAGCCAAACGGCAATGTCGTTAGCCTTACTGAACGTAAGGAACTCTGATGCGGCCTCGTAGTGGTAGTCGTGAGTGCTGATGTTGCTGCCCTTCATGTCGAGCTTCAAGCTGTTGTAAGGGTCCACAAAGATGGCGTCGATAGGTTGCTGCCGCATTACCTTCTCCATAAACACAATGATGTCAGCATAGGTGTACACTTGGTCGTTGCTAATCACGGTAAAATGATCCTGCACCCACTTGTACGCAGCCTTCCTTTCCACATACGTCATATCGGCTACCTTTTTGTCCATGGCAAACTGCATCAAAGTCATCTTAAGGGAAGCCGTCCTGTTCTCTGAGGAATACAGCACCCACTTCCAGTCGTGCCTGATGGCTGAGTTGGCTATGAGATATAGAGCCGTGGTTGTCTTGCCTACATTGGAGTGACCATTGATGATAGTGAATTCTTTTTTGTACCTAAAGAAGTCGTCTAGCTTTGGGTCTCCAGTGTCCAATCCCAACTGAATCTTGCCTTGGGAGTAGTCGTCAATCCACCTGAAGTCAGAATCGTCGGACGATATGAAAGACATATCACCATCGTTGATGAGCATCTCTCTTTGAGCCGACTTCTCTTCGTCGATGAGGTCGCGGATAGGCATCTGCTTACCATGCTCATGCCGTCGATAATCGTGGCCATGGCTTGAGATTCTGATGCAATGTCTCTCTTGCAAATCTCCCTGTGCAGAACCCTAATAGCCTCCTCCTCTTCAATGCGACCAGCAGACACGAATCCACCTATAAGCCTAGATGCTTTCATAAGCATCGCGTGCTTTTCTCCATCCTCCGCCTGCCTGATCATTCGGCAAGCGAGGTTAAGCTTCATGTAATCAGTGTGGTCGTATGCCTCGTTTGTTGGTACCTGAGCCTCCGCGTGCTCAGTAGTAAAGGCTCCGAACCTCTTGTACTCGTCTTTGATGATGATGTCTGGGTCGTAAGACTCGAAGCATGCACGAGACTCATTGATGCCAGATTCATCTAGGTCTAACCCATGTGTTCTTTCGAAGTACTTAATGAGTGCTCGGAAGTGGTCTCTGTGTCGCTCTGGATTGGTGATTCTAACCAGCGCCTTGACACCCGCTCCGCTTGGCGAAGTCCAGCATGAATGAATGAAATCGTCCGTGGCAAGAGACCTTTTGGTCGAGTCAACATCAACGTGGTCAAAGTCCAGAACAATAAATCCCGAATGCTCGAAGAGCGCGTCATCGGCTCTCGACGAAAACTCCCCGCTGAAACAAACAACGGGGAGCTCCTTCTTCTTTTCCTTATCACCTTGTCGGACTTCACTGACTGTCCCACTCGACCTCCCATCCTTGATGCGTGAGAGTGCTTGACTCAAGGGGATGTGATGTGGGTTTGTCTTGTCGAATACGTTCTTGAATATCGTTACTTTCATTGTCCTTCGCAATCATAAGGAGGATAAGGTATCCAGCAAGGTCTTGCAACGTATCCTCCGTTGCGTCGACGAGACCTGCGTTCTTGATGCGCTTGAGTTTGTCGTCAATACGCATCTTGATGCCAGCTACAGCACCAGCCTCAGAGAAAACATTCAGCGGCTCCAGCGCTGAGTTTCCATATCTAGCGTTCTTCTGGAGAAGCAGTTGCTCCAGTTGCTTGCATTTGCTCTTGATTTTGTCTCTTGTGTTCATCGAGTGTGAGTGTTGAGTTTGAAATAAATTTCTTTGAAATAATCTCCCGAATGAGTACGTGTTTGTCGGACTTTGCGCTTTTACCATAGAGCTCTTGCTCAAGTCGAATCATAGTTTTTCCGTCGTAGTTACGTATGTCATTTGGGCTATCGAACACAGATACTACCCACACGACACGCTCGTGCACAACCTTCCGTTTTTTGAAGGCGACACGAGCGGTCATGTAGTAGATAGGCGCCCCCTTAGAAGGGGACTTCATCGGTTTGGGTTTCCGCTTGCTTAGCCGCACGCTTCTCCTTAGCAGCTGCGCTGTTAGGATCGAATACGCGGCAGCACGGCTTACCGTTCTTAGACATGAACATGGTGAC